AGGGTGGCTTTTCTATTGAGAAAACTGTAGCTTGTTGGAGAAAGATCAACTCTGTACATAACTGGTTTGTTCAGAACCTTATGGATGGTGACGACGACTGTCGTGAGGTATATGTTTCTTCTGATGATATAAGAACTCTTATTGCTACCTGTGAGGAAGTCTTAAAAGATAGGAATATTGATATAGCAAAGGACTTACTGCCAAACACTGAAGGTTTCTTTTTCGGTTCTCAGGAATATGACGAGTACTATTTTGAGGATATTGCTCAGGTGCTTAAAGATCTTAAAGCTATTGACTTAGACAGAGCAGTAGACTTTTATTACAGAGCTTCTTGGTAAGAAGTATAGAAAACAATTTAGGGAGGTTGAAGCTGCTAATAAAAAACTTATATAAACTTATAAAAACTTGTTGACAAAGGAGGTAAATATGAATATAATAAGAATAAGTAAGACAGAATTTGAGATGGAGGATGGGAGTACCTATCCCATAGAACCTCCACTAGAAAAGGAGTTAACTCTTGAGGAATTTAAAGAGATGTACGGAAAAACACTTGAGGCTCTCCGAAGCTGCGGAATTATTGGGAGTGACAACACAGACCCTACGGGAGTGGACTAATAAAGGTAAGCTAAAGGAAGTCCGAACCGAAGGAAATCAACGTCGTATTCCTGTGAGTGAAATAACTAGACTAACAGGGACTTATCAAGTCAAAAGAGAAACAGTACTTGTATACGCTCGTTGTTCTACTCAAAAACAAACAGAAAATCTAGAGCGACAAGTGGGAAGGCTCCTTGAGTACGCTTCTGTACATAAGTTAAAAACAGAACTATACAAAGATATCGGGAGTGGGCTTAATGAGAACAGGAAGAGTTTTAAACGGCTACTAAAAAGATTAGCTGATCCAGATGTCAGTTCAGTTTTAGTGGAGTATAAAGATCGAATATGTCGCTATGGATTTGAAACCTTTAAATCATACTGTAATATTCTAGGTGTTGAAGTCATTACTTTATGTGATACAGAACCTAAAGAGTTTGAGCAGGAATTTGCTGAAGATGTAATAGCTTTAGTAACTTCTTTTTCTGCTAGACTTTATGGTAGACGTGGTGGAAGGAAAACTAAAAAGAAAGGAGAATAAGAGTGAAAATAAGATCTCACGTTATACGATTAAAACCTAATAATAAACAAGCTACCTACTTCAAGAAAGCTTGTGGTTGTCAACGCTTTGTGTATAACTGGGGTCTTGATAGATGGCAGAAAGAATACGAAGCTGGTAACAAACCAAGTGGAAGAAGTTTAAAAAAGGAATTCAATTCCATAAAAAAGAAAGAATTTCCATTTATCATGGAAGTTACAAAGTGCGTTGTGGATAGTGCATTTGAGAATCTCAATAAAGCTTTTAATAACTTCTTCAGAAGTAAGAATAAGAAATCATATCCTAAATTCCATAAGAAAGGTGTTAAGGATTCCTTTACTGTAGACAATAGTAAATTTTCTATTGATGGTAAAATGATACGCATACCTAAGCTTGGTTGGGTTAGGATGAGAGAAGATTTGAGATTTTCAGGTAGAATAATGTCTGCAACTATTAAAAGAAAAGCTGACATGTGGTTTGTATCTATATCTGTGGCTACTAACTCTACAGGAGATGAAAACCAAGTCTCTAAAGCTGTTGGTATAGATTTAGGTATAAAAACATTAGCTACTCTTTCTGACGGCACTGTATTTGAAAATCCAAAGATATACTACACGTATGAAAAGCAGTTAAAACGTGCTCACAAAAACTTATCCCGCAAGAAGAAAGGTAGTAAAAACAGAGCTAAAGCTAAGTTAAAGCTATCCAAACTTTATTATAGGATAAGTTGCGTAGTAGATGATTACTTACATAAGATGACACGTCAGATTGCTAACAACTACCATACTGTAGTATTAGAAGACTTAAACGTAAAGGGGATGATGAAAAATAGAAAGTTATCTAAAGCTATAGCTCAAAGTAACTTTTTTAAATTAAGGTTATTCCTTTTATGTAAATGTAAAGATGTAAGGTTCGTTAACAGGTTTTATCCAAGCAGTAAGACTTGTTCTGCCTGCGGTAATATCCAGGATATGCCGCTACATCTTAGAACTTACAAATGTAATAATTGTGGAATAGATCTTGATAGAGACTTAAATGCTGCAATAAACATACTAAGGCAGGGTTTGCCCGAAGTCAAGCCTGTGGAGACAAAAGCTCTGGCTTGATCATATACTTGGGTCAAGTGAAACTATTGTCTACGAAGCAGGAAGCATACAAAAAAATTAATGAAAGGAGAGTGTTCATTAACTTTTTATAAGTTATGTGAACCAGGATCATGAACAAAAGCAAGCGTGAATCAAGCAAGAAGCAAAGACAGTTGATAGCCATGGCGTGTTCTCATTTCGACATCACCCGTGATGATAAGCAGATCTTGCTCTGTAACCGTTATGGAAAAAAGAGCACAACTGACCTGTCCTTTGCCCAGGCTGAAGAGCTTATAGACAGCTTTGTGGAGCAAGGATTTGTCATCAAGTCTGAAAAGCGGCGCTATATAAGCAGGAAAAAGGCAATTAAAGGCGGCAAAAAACGCAAAACCGGAACTGTCGTGGCAATGGCAACCCCTGCGGAACTGGCAAAAATTGACGCCCTGTCAGGGCTTATTGAATGGCGCAGGGAAAACGGTAAGAATCTGTGGATTAAAAAACGTTTCGGGATTGACAGGGTAAAGACCGGCGAAGATGCATTCAAGGTTATTGAAGGCCTTAAGGGTATGTTTGAAAATCAAATGAAAAAGCTACACGGAGCTCAGTGGTACCGGAAGGATTTCGAAGATATCGAAATTTGCCGGTTCATTGCGGAATACTTTTCGGCCCAGGTTTATGGGGCTCTTCCAGCGTATGCCCGGATCGGAAATTAAAAGGAGATATGATGTTTTATTGCAGTTTTGCGGTGAAAAGTACGAAAAGGAGGAATAATGGAACGCCACATGAAAAACCTGGCTCATACGTCGGTTGAAGAGTCGAAAGGCTCACTTCGTTTTATCAAAGAGGCAGAGCAAATTGAGTTCCTCAAGAACGTTATTAAATATAAACTTCATTACGGCAACAAGGAAGCTGTGATCCGGATTTTAAAGGCAAAGATCCGGGAGCTTGAGGGAAAAAAGGAATTATAATGGGAAAAATCTTATTGTGCGGGTGGGAACCTATTAGGCGGATAGCAAAACCAGGCCGTCAAATGGTGTGAAGAATTTCCGGATATGTCGGGTGGAAGGCACCGCACAATCTACTTCGGCCTGCGGTCAAGAAAGCGAAGGTAAAGATTTACCAAGCCAAGTGCAAAACCAAGAACCCCTAAGCCAAGAGCAAAAAACTGATATGAATTCATACTCCCTCCTGTTGTCGGCATTATTCATATTGGTCGAAATATACAATAACATTTGGGTAAGCTATACATTAGTTTTCTCTTTTTTTGAACCCCTGTACAGCTTTAGGCTAATTAAAACAAGGAGATTCAATGAGTTTCATATCAGATGACAAATTCAAAGAAATGGTTTTAAAAAGTGGTTTGCCGGTACGGGGAAGCTACCGGCCCGGAGAGGTTTGCAGCCTGCTTGGCATAAGCCCAAGGACTTTTTGGCGCCTGACTGAACGATATGAGATTGACCCTGAAACCGGCGAACCACGTCATCCAAACAGCCTGGACTCATATCTTTTGCGAAGCCATCGGCGGGTAAGATATGATGAGATCCTTGCCTATTTAAACAGAAATAATACCTATGAGCGCAGGAATGCGTCGGACACAAGGCAAATGCTTTTATTCGATTAACCGATTCCGGAATATAATTTCAATAATGAGGCCCTTGAGAGTTTTCAAGGGCCTCGCTTTTTTTTAACAAGTTGTGCCAAAACATGACAAACCGGACAGACAATACGGCTTTGGTTATGGCTTAATAGGCTCATTACAGGTTTAATTTTTTTTTAACAGGATGGGCATATTGGAACAACGAAAGATAAACTCAATCATACTTCATTGCAGCGATTCTGAATTTGGTAATGTAGATCTGATTGATCAATGGCACAGGCAAAGGGGCTGGAACGGCATTGGGTATCATTATGTCATCACTAACGGCGTTTTAAAATCCGGCGACAAATACACCTCCTTTCATGACGGCTTGGTTCAGACGGGCCGTGATATCAACACTATCGGCGCTCATTGCAAAGGCTACAATAAAGATTCTATAGGGATTTGTCTTATCGGAAAGCACACATTTACAGCGAAGCAATTGTATGGAGCCCTGCCGGAATTACTCAACAATCTCATGTTTAATCACAGGTTGTGCCTGGATCAGGTCCATGGTCACTTTGAGTTTTCAAGGGCAAAAACCTGCCCGAACATTTCACGTGAGATCATCCGTAAAATAGCGGAATACTCTGTTTAAAGGAAAGGAGCGAAAGCATGGGATTGGACTTAACCGGAATAGGATCTGTGGCGGATTTCGCAAGCGACCTGGTAAAGAGGTTTTTTCCTGTAAAAATGACTGATGCGGAAAAGGCACAGGCGCAGGTGCAGCTTCAGGCTATGCTCCAGGAACGGGAGGCCTCCCTTGTTGAGTCTCAAAAATCAATCATTGTTTCCGAGATGCAGCAGGGTGACAAGTTCACCAAACGGGCACGGCCATGTATCGTGTATGCCGGGCTGTTGTTTATTTTTTTGGTTCATGTGCTGTTCCCCATTGCCGCATTTTTCACGGCACGGTCTATGCCGGAACTGATGCTGCCGGAAGAATTCTGGTGGGCGTGGTCCGGCGTGTGCGGAGTGTGGGTGATAGGTAGGACGGCGGAAAAAAAAGGTGTTACCGGCAAGCTGGTCAACATGATTACAGGGGGAAAATGATGGCTCAGCCTACCGATTATACCGCCATAAAATTTTGGTTTGATGTTGGGCAATACCTGATAGCCGGTTTGATTGCGGTTTATGTATGGCTTAGCAATAAAGCAAACGCACGTGCAAAAGATGTGGGAGAAATCGGCAACCGGGTAACAAAGCTGGAAGCCGACAGCATTTCCCATACCGATCTGGGGGATGTGTATGAAAGGGTTAATGCGGTGGACGTCAAAATTTCATCAATATCCGGCACTGTGAACAGCATCAAGGGTACGGTTAACATGATTCAGGAGTATCTGCTGAACAACGGAGGCAATAAATGAACTATCAACGGACAATTCAGGAGCATCTGAGGCTCACCATACTACGGTTGTTATCCGAAGATCCGGACTATACCCTGAACGATTCTTTGATCACGGATTTGACGGAAAATTACGGGTTCACGCCCAGCCGGGATCAGGTGCGCATCGAATTGGCCTGGCTTAAGGAACAGGGATTGATCACAACGGACGATGATCCTGGTATCACCATTGCCGTCCTGACCGAGCGGGGCCTGGACGTAGCAAAAGGCCGGGTCATTGTACCCGGTATTAAAAGACCCACGCCCAGGAGATAGCAATGGCAAAAAAACGCCCAGGCCGGGGCAGGCCCTCCAGCATTGATCTTTTACCGGAAGATATCCGGCTGCAGCTTAATGCGGCCCTTCGTGAACGCCGCTTGACACAAAAACAGATCCTGAAAGCCATCAATCCCCTTCTCAAGGAAAGGGGTGAAAAAACCATCTCCAGGAGCGCAGTCAACCGGTATTCCATGCAGATCGAAGAAAAAGGGGCCATGATGCGGGAGGCCAGGGAAGCGGCCGACGCTTTGGTGGGAGGCTTAGGGGAGCAGAAAGGCACTGATTTGGGCAGGGCAGTCACTGAAATGGTCAAGACTCTTTCCTTTGATCTTGTGGTGAACGGCGGCGAACTGGATGTTGACACTTTGAATAAGGTGGCGCTTATTGCACAGCGCATTGAGCGGGCCAGCAAGATTAGCCTGGAACGGGAAGCGGATATCAGAAAGCAGGCCCGTGAAGAGGCGGTAAAGGCCATTGAGGAAAGCGGCAAGGACAAAGTCATGGACGCGGCCAGGATCAAGGAACTAAAGGAAATGTTCGGTCTATGACGGGCAATGCCAAACATATACCCAGGGAGCCGGGGCGGTTGTTCCTGCCTTTCCAGCGAGACTGGATCGAGGATATGTCCCGGCTTAAGCTCATGGAAAAATCCAGGCAGATCGGTATTTCATGGGGTACGGCCTACGCTGCCGTAGAGCGGACCGCGCCGGTGGAGAACCGGCACGATCAATGGGTGTCTTCCAGGGACGATATCCAGGCCAGGCTGTTTCTGGAGGATTGTAAAAAGTTTGCGGGCCTTTTAAATGCAGGCGCAAAGGATATGGGGTTGGCTGTTATAGATGAGGATAAAAAAATTTCAGCTTATGTTCTGGCTTTTGTCAACGGCAAACGCATCCATTCAATGAGTTCCAACCCGGATGCCCAGGCAGGCAAAAGGGGCGGCCGGGTTCTGGACGAATTTGCCCTGCATCCGGACCCCAGAAAATTGTATTCCATTGCCTACCCCGGTATAACCTGGGGCGGGCAGATGGAGATAGTTTCCACCCACAGGGGATCCGCCAATTTTTTCAATGAACTGGTGGAAGATGTAAAACACCGCGGCAATCCCAAGGGTTTTTCCCTGCACACCGTCACCCTGGAGAACGCCCTTGACCAGGGATTCCTTTACAAGCTCCAGGAGGCTCTGCCGGAGGATGATGAACGCATGGCTATGGATGAACAGGAATACTTTGATTTCATCCGCTCCGGGTGTGCGTCGGAAGAACAGTTCCTCCAGGAGTATATGTGTTGCCCTGCCGACGATGCCGGAGCTTTTCTTTCCTATGACATGATAGCGTCTTGTGAGTACCGCCCAGGGGATAAATGGAAGCTTACCGGATCGGAGAGGGAACTTTACCTTGGCGTGGATGTGGGCCGAACCAGCGACCTTACTGTGTTGTGGCTCCTGGAACGGATCATGGGACAGTTTTTCACCCGTAAAATTATCATCCTGAAGAACAAGACGTTTTCAGAGCAGGAGGCGGTTTTATATGAGCTTATGGCTATACCGGCTTTACGGCGTACATGTATTGATTCCACGGGTTTGGGCATGCAGTTTGCCGAACGTGCGCAGGAAAAATTCGGCACATACCGGGTGGAACCGGTGCGGTTTACGGCACAGGTCAAAGAAGAACTGGCGTATCCGGTCAGGGCTCTATTCGAAGATAAGGCCGTCAAGATCCCCAAGGATGACCAGATCCGGGCGGATCTGCGTGGCATCAGAAAAGTGACGACGGCCGCCGGTAATATTCGGTTTGAAGCAGATCGGGGAGCCAACGGCCACAGCGACCGATTCTGGGCGCTGGCATTGGCGGTTCATGCGGGCGGCAGAAATGGCGGTGAAGATATGGACGTGATAACCGCCTTGCCGATGCAATCACAACAAATGCTCAGGGGGTACTGATGGATAAAGGTTTGTGGCTATCATCGAATGAATTTGTCTCATTGTCCTCATTGGGGGAACGAAAAAAAACACATCTGCTTGAAGAGATGTATTCATATTCGGCTCTTACAGGATTTGATCCGGTTTCATTCCTCGGGCTGCTGCCGGATCCTGATCCGGTATTGAGAAAAACCGGGGACGGCATTGATGTTTTAAGATCTTTGACCGCGGACGATAAGGTGCTTTCATCGATTCAGAACAGAAAGCTTGGCACGCTGAAAAAGCAGGATTTCTTATATGAACCCGGCAAGATTGAAGGCAAGGACCCTGACAAAGCATCCAAGGATATTTGCGACAGGCTGATGCATGACCTTGATAAAATCAATTTGTATAATGTGCATGCCCAAGTTCTTGAAGCGCCCTACTATGGACAAACTCCTGTGGAGATTATCTGGGAATCCATCACCGGGCAACTGCATGTAGCTGATCTGAGGCCCCGCCCTGTTGAATGGTTTTCTTACAATGAAAAACATGAGCCCGTTTTTTCAGGTGATTTTGAAAACAATACCGTCTTGCCCGACAAAATAGTTATTGCAAGGCATTTCCCGGATGCTGTAAACCCTTACGGTTTGCGGCTGTTGTCCAGATGTTTGTGGCCTGTGGCTATCAAGAAAGGCGGAATACGGTTTTGGACGGTTTTGTGTGAACGGTTCGGCATGCCCTGGGTGATAGGCAAGGTGAAGGATAAAAAAGAGCGGGCAGGTGCGCTTTCAATGCTGACCTCAATGGTGCAAAACGCTGTTGCCGTACTTTCCGGCGATGCCGAGGTTGACGTGCACACCTTTACGGGTAAAGGCGGGGATCTGCATGCATCCTTGATCCGGCATTGCGACACCGCAATAGCTCATGTTCTTCAGGGGCAGAACTTGACAAATGAAGGCGGAAGTACTGGAAGTTATGCTGAATCAAAGACCAGCAAGGAGGCTCTGACAGACTTTCAGGAGGCGGATGAACACCTTGTTGTGTCGTTTATGAATGATCTTGCAAAGATATATACCAGGGTAAATTCTTCGGATGCCATGCCCCCGGTATTCAGATACAGGGAACCGGATGATTATATCGTTCTTGCCGATCTGGATACAAAACTTCACGGTGTGGGCGTCAGGTTCACAAAAGAGCATTTTAAACGCAAATACCGGATGACTGATGATGAGTTTGATCTTGAGGCAGGTGCCGTGGAGGATTCTGATTCCGGAAGTGGTGACGGCAGACAGGCAGAATTCAGTTCGGCACAAGACAAATTTACACCTGATCAGGCCAATTTAGAGCTGTTTTGCGACGATTTGGCAGACAGCGCATCAGACTATACCCAAAAAGTCCAAAACAGCTTTTTAAAGGCAATTTTAAGCGCCGACAGTTATGAAGACGCAATGGTGAAAGTCCTGGAGTTATATCCTGAAATAGATGCCGGTCAGCTGCAGGACCTTCTGGAGCGGGGGATTTTAAATTCAACTTTTTACGGTGTTTACACCGGGCAGCAGGAGACTGATGATGACTGAAGTCAAGCCCAGGGCGCTTAAATACAAGGCTGCTGTGGAATTCTGGCAGAGCAAAATCAAACTGTCTCCAGGGGAATTCAATAAGTTGTCGGACGAAGCTCAAATGAAAGCGTTTGCAGTTTCCGGCATTGCCAAGGGGGATGAGCTTGAAACCGTTTTCAATGCCCTGGCCCAGGCGGTTGAAGGCAATATAGGCTTTGAGGATTTCAAAAAACAATGCGGAGATATATTTGCAAAGCGGGGTTGGACAGGGGTTAAGGCCTGGCGTGTAGACAATATTTTTAGAACAAACGTCCAGTCGGCCTATATGGCAGGCAGATGGAAACAGGCGAGTGCAGCAGCCGCATTGAGACCATACGGGCAATATTCAGCCGTAAAAGACTCACGATCCCGTCCTCTTCATTATGCTTTGCATGGAGTTGTCTATCCTCTTGATCATGAGTTCTGGGATACTTGGTGGCCTTTAAATGGATTTCGCTGCCGGTGCAACGTTAAAACCTTGTCAGAATCCCAGGTAAAAAAGAGGGGGCTGAAGGTGAGCACGGAAGATATCACAGGCAAACTTATCGAGCCTGTGGATCCTAAGACCGGCAACAAAATGCCAGCAAGGCCGCTCATGCCTGATCCGGGCTTCAAGTTTCATCCCGGAAAAAGCGCTTTTGGAGGCATTGTTGATTCATCAAAGATTGAAAACCTCAAGCCTTTTTCAGAATTAAAAGGACCTGCAGACTACAATCGCCCGAAACTGAAAGACATAGATGGACGGCGGGTCCCTAATATCGATGAATCAATGTTTTTACCGGCAGGTAAAGATAACGATTTTTATATTGAAAAGTTCAAGGAACACTACGGCAATGAAAAGCTTGTCACGGATAAACTCGGGGACCCGGTAATTTTATCTTTAAGAGCATTCCAGGCCAATAAGACTCCCGGAAAGGAAACTTATAAGTTTCTCAAGGGGGGGCACGGAGAATCAATCCCGGTGCTTGAAGATATGGTCAAGCATCCCTTTGAGGTTTGGCTTACACCGCAGCGTGCTCCCTCCGGTTTAGTGAGAATCACAAAGAGATATATCTGCCTGTGGAAGACGGTTGATAAAAAAATGATCGGCGGTTTTTGTGTGTTTGAGGTCTGGAAGGGTGTTCTTCAGGGCATTACCAGTTTTATGCCTTTGAAAAAAAACAAAACGGCAAATTTAAATTATTTGGAAAAACAGCGTTCCGGGGTTCTGGTTTATGGGAGAAAAGGACAATGACCGGCTCCGGTGGCAGGCACGATACGGGCAAAGTGGCATGACGGAGCTTCACCTCCCTTACATATGCCCGTTCCTTTAAATTAAGGATATTAAACAGTTGAAGGATTGTCAAGATGAGCAACTGGATTGAGATATGCAAAGCCGGCGCCTGGATGGCAAAAAACGGAAAACGTGTCACTCTGTCAAACGGGGATCTGGACGATATCATAGATTCATACAACCCGGCCGATCGGGAGGCTCCGCTGGTATTCGGGCATCCTGGAGACAACCAGCCCGCGTTTGGGTGGGTGGATAAGCTTAAACGTAATGGGAACATTCTTCTGGCAAAGTTCAAGCAAGTGCCTGAAGCAGTTCAAAAGCTTGTGAATGCCGGGCATTACAAGAAAGTGTCCATTTCCCTGGGGGCGGATAAAAAGAGTTTGCGCCATGTGGGGCTCCTGGGTGCGGTGCAGCCTGCCGTACCTGGCCTCAAGGACGTAAAGTTCTCTGATACGGAGCAGGAACTGGTAATAGAATTTTCAAACAAAGACAAGGGGGAAGATGTGGAAAAAAAGGAACTTGAAGAAAAACTTGCGGCTGAAGAAAAGGCCAGGAAAGAAGCGGAAAAGAAGCTCAAAGAATCGGAAGAAAAGGCTGAGGCGGCTGAAAAGGAACTTTCCGAGTCAAAACAAAAAGCGCTTGAAGGTCAAATTGAAACACGGATTGACAAACTTGTGGGTAAAAAAATCACCGCGGCGGATAAGCCCGTCATTAAAAAAATTGCCCTGGCGCTGGGGGATAGTGAGGAAATTGAGCTGTCGGAAGGTGCCGGTAAAAAATCCCTTGATGAGCATTTGTTTGATTTTCTTTCCGGGCTTCCTGACCTGGGCTTGCTGAATGAGTTCAGCGCCCCCACCAGCAATAACGATGAAACAGGCGTGGATGTATCCGGCATGATGGACCGGGTGTAACAATGAAGATAAGGAGACAAAAAAATGACCCATGACGCAAAGGTCGCATCATTGACGGTTCAACATGTATCGGTACGGGCGCCTGGCCATGAACAGGTTTTGAGATCGGTAAAACTTGCTGCCGATCAGGGAGTGCTCAGAAAGGGCTTGATAATCGCATTAAATGCAGAGGAAAGCGGTATTCCCTATACGGACCTTTCAAGTGTTATAGGCACAGGAGACGGTGCAACAAAAGATTTTATCGGCACGATTTCTGGTGCTCCGCTTGAGCCTGGAAGTGTTGCTGTGACTGACGGTGTCGAAGCCTTCATTGATGACGGGTTCGGCAACCTGATCGGGGACGCAGGAGGCAGCGGGACGGTTATTTATAAAACAGGATCCGTCAGTGTTTCATTCAACGCCAATGTTACAGACACAACGGATGTTACCGCCACAGGCAACGGTGAAATCAAAGGCGTGCTGGACCGGGATGTGGATACAGCGGTGGCTGTAGACGGGGTGGTGATCGTGCACGGCACTGTAAAAGAAGACATGCTGCTGAAGGGTTCCGATTCAGGCACATCCGCTGTGACTGCTGATTTCAATATGCTTGTCAAGCGCCACATTTACCCGGTTTAATATTTTTATAAGGAGATAATATGCTTAATTCAGAAGTCCTGGCACTTTTCGGGAAGAATACCCAGGCAAAATTGTTTAAAACCCTGCCGGTTCTGGAAACAGCGGTGATGGATACGGTGTTTAAAGACCGTGTTCAACATCCCATGGCTGTCATCGGGGTAAAAGACATTATCGACATCACCCAGACTGTACCTGTGATAGGCCGGTCGGCACCGGCCACGCCGGTAACGGAAGGTTCGGCAACCTATAATTTCATAGAACCCCTGGCGATAAATCCTTCGGATTTTGTATCTGCAAGCGAGCTCAACGATCTAATAAGGACGTGGGGATTGGGCAATAGAGAAACCTGGTTAAAGTCAAAGCAGGAAAAGCTGAGGAAAATCGTCAGGCGGTCCACGGAGGGTATTGCATCCACATCACTGTCCGGGACCATATCCTGGCCGTTGAAACTTGAATCCGGGGGGTGGGATACATACGAGATCAGCTTCGGCACGCCGCTTTCCTATACTCCGGATAAAAAATGGGATGCAGCGGATGCCACCATTGTGCACGTATACGAGACCCTCATGAAGATGAGAAAAGAGCTCCGGAAAAAAGGGTATGGAGGCAAGATAGAAATATGGGCCGGGGATACGGTTTATCTCTCCCTGCTCAAGCTGGTGGACAGTGTCAAGTCCACGGCTAAGCAGAATATCCGGGTGGAAAAGGTGGAAGCCGGTATTGATGTAGGCGGATTCCTTGTCAAGCCCATGGATGAAACCTTTCAGAATCCCCAGACCAAGGCGGCGGTGGATAAAGTGGGGGCAACCAAGCTGTGCATGATTGCCCTGGACGCAGGACATACTCTTTATTATTGCGCTCTGGATGATCTTGACGCAAGGCTGCAGGCGCTGCCGTTTTTCCTTAAACCCATTCTCAAGCAGAATCCCTCGGGTATTGATGTACTGGGCATGAGCAAGCCCTTGCCGGTGATCAACCCCAACGGGATATGCTGGGCTACATTGACGGATTAATCTGAAGATCCCGCATAAGGAGAGGTAAATCATGACAAACCTGTACTGCACGGAAGATGATCTGACCGAATACATTCTGGCAGCGTATCTTACAAAGATAGAAGAGATCAATCCCGGTACTATTTCCAGGACCCTTGAAAATGTGTCGGGGGAGATTACGGAAGCCATCGCCCAGGGCGGGTATAGTATTCCAGATACCGGATCATCCGCCGTTTTAAAACGCATCTGTGCAGTCATGACGGCATATAGGGTTGTCGGTGACATCACAAGCTTGATGAACACGGAAGCCAGCACCGGCAATGAATGGCTGCCGTTGCAACGGCTGCACACCAAAGCGGAAAAAGATCTTGACAGTATACGGGCCGGGAAACTGGACCCGTTTCCGGATCAAATTGATGATTCAGGCATCAGCGTCTCTGCGCCGCCTGCTATGTTCAGCGCTGATGTATGGGAGAACTTCTGATGGCCGGGGCATCATTTTCAATGGATTTCTCAAGGATGAGAAGAATTTTCGGAAATGCCGTGGAGCAAATGGCTGCCCGGCAGGAACTGGCAAATACCATAGGGGAGCAATTGGTTTCTTCGACCCTTGAGCGGTTCGAGGATGGAAAAGGGCCTGATGGAAAAGAATGGGACAAGTCCCAAAGGGCTAAAGATGAAAACGGACGGACACTGGTCGACAGAGGGCATTTAAAGGCTTCAATCAACTATGAGGCATCCCCCGCCGCCGTAATCGTCGGCACAACAGATAGAGTTAAGGGTGCGATACATCAGCTCGGCGGAACCATAAAACCCAAAAGAGCAAAAGCCTTAAAATTTAAGATAGGACCCGATTTTGTCACCGCAAAAAAAGTAAAAATGCCAGCCCGGCCGTATCTTGGAATAAACGAAGCTGACATTGAGGATGCAAAGGACACAATTGCAGAATTTATGCAAAGGGGATTTGGAGGATGATAGCGTTCGCAAGGGAGATAATCACACAGGCTGCCGTGGCCGCAGGGCTTGATGAAACCGCAGTCATGGATAAGCCTGAGAAAGAGACGGTGCTCCTTCCGGAAAAAAGGATACAGCTTGATTTCCTTGAACAGCCCCTTGAAAGAAAGTTTAAAAGGATCGCACGCAGGCAAAGCTCTGACAACCCGGATACTCACAGGGTTATAAGGTCCAGGCTGTACAAGACCAACCTGACAGTCCGCACCGAGATCAAATCAAATGACGAAGACTGGCTTGAAACGTTTATAAAACAGTTTTTGGTTGAATTGCCCCGTAAGGCCGCAACTGAGGATAATGATCTTGTGGTTATAGAAGCCACCAGGGCCGTGTGGTCAGGTTTCAGGCAAAGAACTGTCGAGGTGTTTAAAAAACGATCAAATACCCTGCATATCTGCTTTAAAGGCATGATCTGCAAAGACGAGGAAATTCCACTCATTATGGATGTGAATATTAAAGACGGCGTACAGGCCGGTTAGGAGGAATCGTGGGCAAGGAAACGGAAAAAGACACAAAACAGCAGGATATTGCAAAGCCGGTGGTTAAAGCCGCCGGTATTACAAAAACAACGGACAGCGCCCTTGTCGATATTAACAAACTGGCAAACGCATATGGCCTGCCAGGTTGGGAAAAAGCCGGCCTTTTTAAAGCGTCAGGATGGGCGCAGGGAAAGAAGGTCGCCGATTCTGAATTCAAGCAAGCCCTTGATAAGTTCAGAAAAAGGAAGCTTGGCGGCGGGAAAATCAAATAGGAGAAACAGGTTATGGGAGATGTATTTGAATATATAGTTGACGGAACCAGCGGGATTAACCCCGATGATGTTGCAGGCAGTTGTATTGTCGCAGGGGTGTGCAGCCTTGGAACCGTAGGTAAGGGATATTTGCTTGGAAAATCCAGTGATCTTGACGGAACCTTGGGGGCTGGGCCGTTGGTTGATCGGCTCAGGGATATTTTTTCATCAGGCGGGCAGGATACGGTTCTCATAGCCGTACCAGTGACATCGGCAACGGCCGGAACCATCGGAGATGTTACCCATACCGGAACCGGGGCTGAAGTAACGGTGGCAGGAACGGTTAAAGCGGCCGGTGATGTAATTTTAGAGATTGTACAAGGCGGCGGCCGGAACGAAGGCACATATATCTTGACTGTTGACGGTGGGGATAACTGGGATGCTGAGAAGACAATCCCAACGGACGGAGTTGTCAGTGTGGGCACTACAGGGGTCACAATAACCGTTCCTGACGTGGGAGACATGGTTGAAGGGGATACATACAGTTTTACCGTAACAGCCCCTTCTCCATCAATTTCAGGGGTTATGACCGCAATAGAACAGCCCTTGAGTTTGTATGATGTTGAATTCGTTTATGTTGTCGGCCCCAGCGATTCTACGGATTGGGCGGCCATGGGCGCAAAGGCTGATGAGCTTTGGGGCGCCCATCGCCCGGTTTTTTTTATTGGAGAGACCAGGCTGCCTGACAGCGGGGAGGATCTTGATACCTGGACAGCGGCCATGGTCTCTGAAGCATCCGGCTATGCGCATCGTTTCGTGAGCATATGCGCTGCTTTTGGAGAGGTCTCCGATTCCGGCGGGAAGCGGCTTACACGGAACTGGGCTGGGCTGATGGCAGGGCGGATAATGTCTATCCCGGTAATGAGGGCAATAGGCCGGGTCAGGGACGGCGGGATTTCCCAGGGAAGCCTGCCGGATGATTTCACGGAATCCATGCAGCAAATGCTTTCCAAGGCTGGCTTTGTAACGGCAAAGCATTACGCAGGACTTGACAGTCCGTACTGGGGAGACGCAAACACGCTTGCAGACTCAACCGGCGACTATCAGTATATCGAAGTTCTGAGGACCGTATTCAAGGCCGTGCGCAAGGCCAGGATAGCTGCATTAAACAGTATACATGATGAAGCCGGAGATCCCCTTGCGGAAGGCGGGGCAACCGGATTGAGATATCTTAAGGCAAATATCTCAAGCGCATTGAACTCCATGAAGGCGGCCGTGCCAAAGGAGCTTGCTGATTTTATCATAAATATCCCCGACGGGCAGGATATTGTAAATAACGGGGTTGCGGTTGAAATGCAGCTCATCGGGATACCAATTATCAGGCAGATAGAGCTTTACGCAAGCTATATCTATGCCGGAAGCACTCTTGACCCAAGGCTTGATGAATAAATAGGAGGAAATAATGGCCATCAACGGAAATTTTTATGACTGGGAAAGCGTTGAGATTCAACTCCAGCCGTCCGGCGTTGCGATAGGCATAACGGAAATCAATTACAACGATGAGCGTCCGGTTGAGGCCCGGTATGGCAAAGGAGCAATACCACGCGGTTTCGGCAGGAAAAATTATAAGGCTTCGGGAGACATGACCCTTGACAAGGATGAAGCGGAACTCTTGAGAAAAGGCCTTGGGGGGTCATTTTACAGCAATGTTCCTTTTTCAATTATCGTGTCTTACGGAAATCCCGATCGTGATGTCATAACAGACACGCTTCCGGACTGCATGATAACCAAGGCAGACACGTCGGGCAAACAGGATGAAGACAATGTAGGCACAATAAAATTGGATTTTATTGTTTTGAGTCCCATTGAATGGAACGGCACTTCAGCATATCCGACCACATAACATAAGGAGATAAAAAATGACCCAAGAAAGCGATGAAAATAAGAAAGATTCCGGGAAATACATATCCTTTTCCCATGATTTTTTTGACGCATTTTCAGAAAAAGATGTGAACATAAGCATCAGATTTGCCAAGCCAGGGGCACCTGCAGCGGAACGTGCTCAAAAACAAATGATGAAGTCGCCGGGCATGGCATTGAGAAATCTGTGTGGCGGAGCGGTTCATCCGGATGACAAGGCGAAAATGACACAGGCGTTCAATGACTTCCCTGGTTTGGCCTCAACATTTGGCGGCGCCCTTCTCAAGGCTTGCGGATTTGGTGACCTGGGAAACTGATAGCAGATTCCAGAGCGCGGTTTGAAAATTCAGGTCTTTCCCAAATGCGGGCATTGATAAGTCATTGGCTGCATGAAGAGCCGGAAGATGAAATTGAAAGGATGGCGGACCAGTCTGCAGCGGCTTTATGGCTTGAGGAAAGATATTTTAAAAATATGGCCAAAATATTTGGAAAAAAATAATGGACACGGTTTTTTCGGTACAGGCTGTCATGAGCCTTGTTGATAACATAACGGCGCCGTTGAGGGTTATCCGTAATGGAATAGACACGACGGGACAGCGGGCAGGCCGCCTGGCTGCAAGGATGGGAAGGCTTGCAACGGCAATGCTTCCGTTTGCGGTGGCCGCGGGTATAGTTCTCGCCGCTTTTGCGCCCGGTATATCAACGGCTGCTGATTTTCAGGCGGCCATTTCCCAAGTCGGGGCCGTGTCAAGGGCAACACCTGCAGACCTGCAACTGCTTGAAAAGGCAGCGCTGGAGTTGGGCGCGTCAACAGCCTGGTCAGCCTCGGAGGTGGCTGAGGCTGAAAAGTATCTGGCCATGGCCGGTTTTTCGGTCAAGGACAATATCTCAGCCCTGCCAGGTGTATTAAATCTTGCATCCGCTGCCCAGGAAGATCTGGGAAGTACTGCTGATATTGCGTCAAACATCCTTTCCGCTTTTAAAATGGAAGCGGACCAGACCGGGGAGGTTGCGGATACTCTGACGGCAACCTTTACTTCCAGTAATACGACGCTGGCCGGGCTGGCGTCCACCATGGCCAATGCAGCACCCATTGCTGCAGCGGCCGGTGCGTCTTTGTCCGATGTGGCCGCCATAGCCGGAAAGCTTGGCGATGTCGGCATTGACGCATCCGTTGCCGGTACCGGAATAAAGATAATGTTCCAGCGGCTGCAGGGACCAACCGGAGCGGCGGCAAACACCCTTGCAGAACTGGGTATTCAGACAAAAGATGCTGCCGGTAATATGCTGCCGATCTTTGATATCCTCAGCAATCTCCAGGCTGCCACGGAGGGTATGGGCAGCGCAGACAAAGCATCGGTCTTAAAACAGATATTCGGCGATGAGGCTGTGGGCAGTGTTACGGCGTTGATGAATACCGGCATTGATACCATCCGCGAATACGCCGGAACCCTGGAAGATTCTGTCGGTACTGCATCGGATGTCGCAGCAAAACAGCTTGATAACCTAAGAGGTGCCCTGACCATTCTGGGCAGCGCGTGGGAAGGTCTTCAGATCACTATAGGTAAAATTTTTCTTCCTGTTTTAACAGTTTTAGTGCACGGCATTACTGAAGTTGTGGGATGGCTTGGTGTCCTGGCCGATACAGGCGTGGGCAAGGTTATTATCGGTCTGGTTTCCGCTGTCTCGGTTGCCGTGATCGCAATAACCGCATTTGCAGGTGTCACGGCTTTGGCAGCAGCGGCTTTGCCGTTTGTTACAGCAGCTTTGGCATCGGCGGGTGCGGCCCTCATGGCAATATCATGGCCCGTTTGGTTGATCGTGGCCGCCCTGGGAGCGCTTTACATAGCCTGGCGGAAAAATATCGGCGGAATGGGGGATATAATTTCAGGCTGGTGGAATAAAATCAGCCTGGTTTTCAAAGGTGTCAGGGCGGTATTTGCCACGCTGAGCGGCACAACAGGCATGATTGAAGGGGAGCTGGCAAAAGAAATCAAGGCCGCCGGACTGGTTGGGCTTATTACAACCGTTGCCAGGATTGTATTCAGGATCAAGGAGTTTTTTTCCGGGCTGTGGGACGCATTGAGTTTTGGCGTTTCCGGTATCATGGATATTTTCAAACCAATAGTTTCAAGCCTTGCTTCCGCTTTTAGACCTTTAATCTCCATCATTTCTTCCGTTTCAGAAGCTTTTTTAGGCGTAACTGCTTCAACGGATGCTTCCAGTTGGAAAATATTAGGAGAAATTGTCGGGACAATTGTCGGTTCTGCGTTCAGGATGCTGGCCTGGGCGGTTAGACTGGCTTTAACTCCCCTGAAATGGACGGCTGATATTATTGGTTTTCTGCTGTCTTCTTTTATTGCGCTTGGTGAGGGAATCGGCACTGCAGCAGGATGGATTTACACCAAGCTTGAGTCTTTGTTTTCCTGGATAGGCGGTATTGCAGGTAAAATTGTCTCTGTCTTTAAATTTATGCTGGGAGGCGTGAAGTGGGCCTTCATGAACCTTACTCCCCTGGGGTGGATGATCCAGGCATTTTCAGGGATCAAGACTTTTATTGAGGGGATTGATCTGTCGGAATGCGGTGCAAAATTGATGAGCACCTTTGTGACAGGTATCAAGTCCATGATCATGGCGCCGGTCAATGTTGTAAAATCCGGACTGCAGTATATTCGAAACCTGCTGCCCTTTTCCGATGCCAAGGAGGGGCCTTTGTCCTCCCTGACCGCATCCGGTCGGGCGTTGATGGAGACCTTGGGCGCAGGTGTCAGCAGCGCAGCGCCGGGTCTGACAAAAACCGTAAAGGGAGCCATGCTCGGAGTGGCGGCCTCAATGGCTATCGCCGCTCCTGTTATGTCGGATATCAGAACTCCTGATGTACCGGGAATACAGGCTCCTGCGATTCCTGATATGCCGGCGCCGGAAATGGCGGGTATCAATGTCCCGGAATTTGGTAGTCCGGGATTCCTGGATGTCCGGACAAGGATGGCTCAGCCTGAAATGCCAGGAGTTGATCCTTTAAGTGTCCGGCCGGAGCTTTCACAATTTGAGGTTCCGGAAGTAAGCCCCCTGGGGATCCGGTCTAAGGTTTTGCAGCCGGTTTTACCGGAGATTGGTACTTTAGGCACCTCATTGGCTTTGGAAGACCTGAGTTTGCCGGATATTCCCAATATGACGGCATCCATGGAAGGTTCTATCAATGAACCTGAGATATCAGATCTGTATGCAAGGGCAATATGGCAGGCTCAGCCGGTTAATGTACCCGATATTCCCATTCCGGAACCTGTTGTTCCCGTTAAGGCTGTGGCAATGCAGGATACTTTAC